AACCCTGTCAGTTTCATGCTCTCTTCAGTCTCAAAGACTGCAAAGACAGCGCCCTGACCTACGTGAAAGCCATAGTTCTTCTCGTCAAAGGCTGATGGCAATATGCCAGCGTCATCATCTTTGGCAGTTAAAACGGCTTTAGAGTCACCAAAGAAGTTTAAGACTGCGTTGGTAACTGCATCTTCCACGCCCAAAACAATGACTCGCTCCATGCCGTACAACTTTACAAGGTTGTAGACATCCATCATTACCTTGAGGCTTGACGCACAGGCTGAAGCATCGGTCACTACATGGTTGGTAACGCCACAAGCACTAGCAGTACGACCCGCATAGACCTGAGTCAACGCCATAGGCAAAAACTTGTATGTGTAAGATAGTCGGGTTTTCCCTAACTCTATGGGTTCTATTCCCGCAAAATGAGAATTTCCAGAAGCAAGAATAAAAGCAGTCCTACAAGGGGCTTCCCGTAGTTTTCGGAGTAGTTCTCCATCCAAAACCTTTTCAGCCAGACGATGAGGCGCATAAATCATCCCCGTATCTTTGCCCTTATAGGTCTCTGGAAACCAGTGAACCCGTTGGGGGAAGTGCTTTAACTCGTCAATAAAGTCGAGCGTTTCGGTGCATGCCGTGCGTGTTTCAGTAAGGTAAATCACCAATCCACCCCCTTGATGGCATCTTCAACAGAGCCAGAAGGTTCTTTAGTTTTGTGCAGTTGGATAAAGTCCCAGCATTCCCTAGCCGATTTAAACGTCATCTCTTTGCCAATTTCATCTGGGATGCCGTAGATGTCGCAGAAATAAATGCACATCATCATCCCATCCATGCTGTCAATGCCCGTATCTTTTAGGTCATCGTCCAGAGTAACAATAGGAATGAAGTCTTGGTGGGTCGGTTTTACCACCCGTGCCACCTTGTTAAAAAGTTCAATAAAGTCCATGCTTTTCCTTAAAGTAATGACACGAACGTTAGTGTACCAATCATCACCCAATTTTCCAATTGGTTCCGTCAGAATAGACGGGAACTTTGCTTGTTCCACCAGAGGCAACGGTAGAACCAAATGTGGTTACAGAGGAGTCTGTGACAAATGCTCTGTAACCTACTCCAGAACCACTGGCGCTAGGCAAAGTACTGACCGTGTAAACAAGGTTAGTTGGCTGCTCGCTAACCAATGTAGACACAACGCTATTCTCTTGATTAAAGTACAAGCGTAGGACGTTGGTCAGTTGGGCAAGATATAACTTACTAAACTGGTCTTGTGGAAGCGGTAGGTTAGGTACTGCTGGCGCTTGGACATTACTCACGTGTTGCCCCTTCTGCCGTCAGGACGGATGTCAATACGAGGAGCACCTAGTTGCCATTGGTCGCCAAGGTTGTTGTTCTCCACCTTGAACGCCATCTGTCTGCCACGTACCCGCACGTAAATCGTGCCTGTAAATTGTTCTATTAAAACTTCCGAGGTTCTAGTAACCGTAGCGTAGGCGCTACCGCCTTGAGATAGAGGGTCGTTATAACCAGAACCTGAGTTTTGCAATGGGTACAGAGTCATGGTGACATTAGGGTTATCACTAGTAGACCCACGGAAAGTCAAGTCGGGAAGAATCCTCCAGACAAAACCGAAATTGTGACCATCATCAATGTCAAATTCAGACGACACAATGTAGGAGTCAATCGCTGACGCTGGAATGGTTGTGCCATCATCCACGCCATACTCGTGATAAACAATGTTGTTGGAATAGGTTGCAGCCAGCGGGTAGTTACGCAAGCCAGTATCTAGCCATGCGGTACGTCCAAGATAGCCGTAATACCAGACTTGTTCCAAGTAGTTGTAAACCACATAGGTGTCAATGACTGTGCTTCCCTCAGAACAATAGAAGAACCACACCTCGTTAAATCCTTCGTTGGTGCTGGCAAAGAACTGAGAGGCTTGAGATAGATTAATGTTGCCATAGACAAACTGGCGTAAGTCGCAACTCAAAGTGCTGACGCTACCATCGTAACGGTAGAACTTGTCTCGACCCATCCAGTAAACAACGCCTGATGCCAAAGCCGTGGCGTTCTCGCCCACGATGGAAATGTTGTCGCCCAAAAGCGTTGAACCCCAGACGGCAGGAGGTCCAAGATACTGCAAGGAATAAAGAGAAGAATCAGTCCAAACCAAAATCTCTTGGCGTACTTGCATTGCATTGACAATAAGAGAGCCATGAGAAAGGCGCAAACTACCAGCCTGATTGGTTGCGGCAGGAGTCCACATCGTGATGGATTCTTGGTCTGACCAGCGAATCAACATGGGGTCTTGCACTGAAGAGCCATAGTCATTGCATCCAAACGCAAAGACAAAACGAGACACATCCGAAATGGCAATATAGTTTTGAATGGTGGGCACGTCAGAAGCGCCAACGATGGTAGAGATGTTTACGCCAATACTGGTTACGCCATTAGCAGCAGTCCAGTAATACATGCCACCGCCTCGTGGTCCAAACACCAAGTTTTCGCCAAAGTTAGCCTGAGACCAAAGACGCAAATCTTGGGCGGTAGTGGCGCTATTACCCCAAGAGCCAGAACCCCATGCTCCAGAACCCCAACCAGAAAGAGGTACTGCAATATCAGTCCCTGTATCGATTTGATACTGAGCCGTTACTGAGCCGCCTTGTGATGAAACGCTATTAGTGGCATTGGTGGAAGCGGTGATGTCATAGGTGTTGGCATCAATAACGGTCATCTGATACGAGCCGTTGATAGTCACCCCATAAAAAGTGCTTGTAGACGTGAAATTAACAAAATTTCCCGTAATTCCACCATGCGAGGTAGCAGTTACCCTGATGGTTGATGAGCCAGAAAAGCATTGAAAAGGATTTGTCAAGGCTACGGTATAGCGCAAAACGGTGATGGAAATTGTTCCACCAGCATTGGGAACGGTAGAAGTTGCAGCCGTGTTGACCGTGATTTGAAAGGTGTTTAAACCGATTCTGGTAACGGTGAACTGGTTGTTAAAGTCAGACGCTGGGATGCCGCCAACGGCAACAGTACAACCAGAAATTTGAACCACGTCCCCTGTGTATAGGTCAGAACCAGCCCAAGTAACTACAACTGTCTTGAGTGTGTTGGTTACGCTGAACGCATTGTTTAACGATGTTGTAGCCGTTGAGTACTTCAAAGGCGTAATGTCGTAGTAAGTGCCACCGCTCTCAATGTAGTATTTCAGGTTTGTTCCTACAGCAAGGACGTTTAAACTGGCTAACGTAATCCAGTTCCACAGCGCCCTGCATACTCCAAGAAAAGTAGAGTTAGAGATTTGATACCAGCCACCCACCTTCTCAGGTGTGCCTTGACGAAAACGAATCTTGTCGCATTCATACCAGCCGCCCTCAGTCGTATATCGGGTGTTCTCCCGATTTACTCCTGATTTGAATATGATTTTCTTGAGTGGCATGATTAAGCGTAGGGTCTAGTTCCAGATTTGTCAATTATCAACGCTTGTCTACGAGGTGTACCACTTGGCTCATTGGGAATGGAAATGTGAGTCCAGCGGTCAAACTCCCTGATAACTTGGTCGTAACCTATGCCAGATGCAATGATGGCTTTGACAACCTCGTCAGGGGTCATGCTAGGGATACGTAAATCGGCAGCGCAACCAACCCGATGTTGGCTAGTATCTTTAGAACCAACAGCATTGTTGACCAAGTGACTACGAAAAGCGCTATTAACCATAACGGGTTTCCCACCCAAAATGGATTTAACTTCTTCAAGAAATGCGGCAAGTCTTTTAAGATTTTCAAGTTCAACCTCATTGGGCGTATTGTCAAATTCACGATGGTCTGTGTGGGTTAACTCCTCAAGAGTAAAGTGTTCACTTAGTTGCATATCACTTCCTCAACATGTCTTGGATTTCTTTGGTCTTTTCTTTGCTTCCTTGGCTGGAGCCAAAATAGAAAGAAAGCACTTGTCCTGCGGCACTAGTGATAAACCCTAATGCAAAAATAATAATCTGTTGCTGGTCGGTTGGGACGTTTTTAAACATCAAAATCCCAATCAAGAAGAACGCCAAGCCCACTACTCCAAGAGCAAGGATAGGTACAACCATCTTGTCTAGTTGAGTTGCGTATTGGCTTGTAGCAACTTCAGCGTAGGCTTTACGGGCTGAGTCACGGTCTTGAGCGTCCATCTTGGCGTACTCAAGTTCAAGTTCTTGTAGTTTGGCAGCAGCGGCAGGGTCTCCTGCAATAGCCTTGGCTACCTCCTCTACGGTGTCAGATACGCCTAGTTTGGAAGCGATGGCAGATACGGCAGCACCGCCAAGAGGTCCAGCAACTGCGGTTGCCAAAGCGGGGGCTATGCCTTTGAGA